GAGCCGGCTGTGGTGGAGAAACCAACCTCGACTGTCAAAGCCATTCCGTCGAAAAGGATTTCACTCATGAACGCCAGCCTGGTCCGGAGCGGCGCTCATAGCTCGAGATGGCTTCGACGATGGTTTGGCCGATAGATGCTTTGTCGGCGGTGGGGGAGACGTTGACGTTGATGGTCACATTTCCTCCGCCACTGCCACCCATTCCTCCGCCAGCGTTGGAGAGGAGTGCTTTGTTCGTGGAGAAGGCGTCGACGATCTTTCCGTATCCGGAGGGGACGAACAGTTCTGGGCCTTTCTCGCCGACGATGTATGGGCTGCCGGCATCGACAGAGCCGCCGGTCCACATTTCGCCGAACAGGGCAGTGAATTCGCCGGCTGTGAGGATGATCCCTTGGGCCTGTAATTGTTGGATGAGTTTGCTTTTTGCGTTTGAGAGGGAAACTTCGGCTTCGATGCGAATTTTGATTTGCGGATTTTGAAGGCCCAGGAGGAAGAGCTGCAACGACATGTCTTCAATACGTTTCCGTAGTGGACTATCTGGAGCCAAAGTAGCAGCCAAGTCTTTCAACTTTTGCGACTGGATCATGTGGCCTTCGCCTGCCGCCAAAGTCTTTCCTTCAAGTAATGCTTGGGCTTCAGCGGCGGCGACAGCAGCTTCCGCTTCCTTCAGGATGGCTTTCTCCAAAGCCAATTCTTTTTTGGTGCGCTCGTCGGCTGTCAAAGAACCATCAGAAAGGCTCTTGTTGTATTCCACCAACGCCTCTCGAGTAGCGATCTGGGCTTCTGTGTTGCTGATGTTCAGGTCGTAAACATCTTTCAAAGCGTCATATTGCTCTTTCAATGACTCGGCGACAGCGTCGAGTTGGACTTTCAAATCCGCTTCCGCTGTGGCCTGATCTAAGGATTTGTTTTCGTTCAAACCCTTTTGAATGTTGAGCTGTCGGATGACTTCCTGCTGCTGGTTGTAGGCGTCGATACTGTTGTAGAGGGTTTCGATGAGGCCTTTGTCGGCGGCGCCAGTTTCGATAAGGCGGGCGATGAGTTCGTTTTGAGCGCCACCGGCTTCTCGAATTGTTTTGATTCTGTCCTCGGTTGCTCCTGTCACACCTTCCATTTGAAGTTGCAAAGTTGCTTCGACAAATCCCTGTTCCACCAAAGAATCTCGGTTGTCGTCGATAACGTCGGAGAACTGGGCGACAGTGATGCCGGCTTTGTTCAAATTGTCGATTTGGTTTTTGGATGCCAGGATGGCGCCGACGGTTGTTTGAGTGTTGGCCGTCATTGCCCCATTGAGTTCATTGAAGGTGGGGATGAGGGCGTCGATGTCTTTTTTCACTGCCGCTTGTTCGTCTGAATAGGCCTTGTAGGCGAGTCCGCCGATAACAGCGGCAGCTCCGACGGCCAACACTGCTGGTCCTAGAAGAGACATTCCGCCGGCAGCGGCGGCAGCGCCACCAGAAGCTGCACTGGTTGAAATGTTCATGGACGCTATGGCGCCTTGTGTGCTGATTGCTTTGACTGCCGTGTCGGCCATGGCTGTTCCAGCGGCTTTCACTGCCGCCGAAGCTGCTGTGAAACCGGCCACCAGTTTCGGACCAATCAACGCCACCCCTGTCAAACCGATCAGACCGGTTTGGACAGGACCGGGGAGCATGGTGAAAGCCTCTGCCACCAAGGTGATTGTTTTTTGGATTTGGGTGTAGATGGGAAGAAGTGATTTGCCGAGAGCCGCTGAAGTGTCTTCCATGGCGGCTGCTGCTCTTTGCTGCTGGCCTTGGGCAGTGTCGGCTTCTTTCGCAAACTGTCCCTGGGCGAATGCTGAGCGTTCCGTGACAAGAGCCAAAGTTGCTTGGCCTTTCGCGTACGCGTCGACAGACGATTCAGATTTTGCCAAGCCCATCGAAACAGCTTTGGCGTTGATCTCAGAAGCCTTTAGAGCAATACCGAAACGCTCCAACGGATCGAACTCGCCTCGAAGAGCCGATCCCAAAGCAGAGACAGCGTCGTTGGTGTTGCCGCCAAGAGTGGCCGCCAAATCGGCGCCAGTCTTGGTCAAGAAAATAGATTGGTTCGCTGCCTCTTCCGCTGAAAGCCCAGCACCCTTCAAAGAAGCGCCAAGGCGAGAGGTCAAGACTCGAGCAGCGTTCTCCGACAAACCAACAACGTCGGCGGCACTTTTTGCGAATTCGTCGACACTGCCAGCAGCACTACCAAAGACAGCAGCTGTTCCGCCGATGGACTGTTCTAGATCGCCGGCCGCTTTGACCAGTTTTTGAGCGCCAAAGAGAACAGCGCCACCGAAGAGGGCGGTTCGGAGAACGTCGCCAGACTTCCTGGCGTTCTCGCCGAATCCAGCGATTTTGCCTTCCGCTTTTTGAAGTTCTCGGGCGAGTTGTGAGGAATCGCCGACAATGGCAACTCTGACTCCGCTTTTGTCACCAACAGCCATCTGGGCCTCACTCGTCCCAACGCTTAGCGTCCGGACCGTATTCGGCGGATTCTCTGCGTCTTGTTTGAACTTCGAACATTGCGTCGAGGTAGTGGTCGGGTTCCTCTAAAAGTACGGACATTGAGATACCCGAGTCAATCGCCAGCGCTGCTACAGCGAGGGTGAAGAACTCGGGTCCGTAGGGGTTGGCTCTTCTTCCTCTACCGTCACAATGTCCACCGATTCGACGGTTTCAATCCAATCATCGAAAGAGACGATGTCTGGGTTGACTCGTTTCGCTGCACACCATCCGAAGAACCACAGATGTTCCTGGCGGACACCTTCTTCGGAGAACATGGCGGCCACTGGGATTTTGAATTGACGTTCGAACCGGATGGCGTCGGCCTTACGCCCTGGGGCTTGAAGGTCGGTTCCGTCTTCGAATGTGATTTTGTATTTTGCGAACATGGTCGGGCTGTCCTTTATCTGAGGGCGGATTGAACTGCTTTGTCGACTGCTCGGCCAGCGGCCTCGACGAGTCGGTCTTGTGTCTGTCTGATACCTGGGTAGACGTAGCGTCCATACTTCACGATCGGTCGGACGATTGTTTGGTTTCTGCCAGGGCCACGGTTTCTAAGTGTGCCACCAAAGTCCAGCCACCCAAAGTATGGAGCGAAGGATGACTTGCCGCCGGCTACAACGTAGAGGGTGTTTCCGCCTGCCCTTGCTTTCAAAGTGAACTGGGCGCGTCCGGAAATCTTGGGGACCCTTTGCATAATGGCCGGAAGGGTGTTGACGATGATGGCGGCTTTGAGGTCTTCGCGTAGTACCGGGACGAGGTCCGGATGTATCTTTCTCAGATACTTCCGGACCTCGGCCAGATTGCTGATGTAGACCCCAGCCGGTAAAGCCACTAGCCGTTCTTGGCGATGGTGCTAGCTGCGCGCCAGCTGCCCGAAACGGTGATTGGGCCGTCGACCGGTGAATCGACTGAGAAGTCGAAGAAGCCGGTTCCGTACCAGTAGACGTTCGGAGCGTTGGTGATGTCTGGGTAAAGGTAGAACTTGCGGGCGTCACCATCGACAGCGGCCGTGTAGGACTGAGCGGTTGCGTCGTCGAAGTAGCCGGAGAAGCTGCCCTGAGCGTCAGGAAGGCCCGAAACATAGACCTTGTTTGTGTCGCCGAATGAGGTGACTTCAGCGGTGTCGACAGCGAACTCTGCTGACCACTGCTTGAGGAATGCGACGGATGAAGGATTCGCTGCCGAGGTAGCGATTCCGAGGTAGAGGCGACCATTGCGGCCGTGGCGACGTGCCATTGGTTTCTCCTTGGGGAGTTGGTGGGGTCTGGGGTTCTCCGGTCACGTCGGGATGCTCGGGAGAGCTGCTACACATTCCAGCAGATGCCGGACATTATTGTCGAAAGTTCGGGTGGCGATTGCGTTTCGTGCCTCGAGTGCGACTGTTTGCCGTTCTGCCGGATGGTTCAGGAACCATCGTAGTTTCTCTCCGAACTCTTCGGGTGTTTCGAAGGTGGGCAACATGGAAAGAATCTGGTCGGATTCGGGGCGTGGTTCTCGGAGGAAGAATGTTCCTGTGGCGGCCAGTTCCACTTCGCGTGGACCCATTGCCCAGCCTTGGTCATGGCCGGCGGCGCCTTCCTTGCGGTAAAGATTCGCCGAGGCATGGACTGAGGAGTAGAGCTGGACTGTGTGTTCGTTGGGGAAACAGCCGGATTGTTCGTGGATGAGGAACTGTTGGAGTGGTGAGTCGTCGTCGAGTGCCTGCCAGTTTCCGGCGAAGGCGACGTCGATTCCGGTCCAGTCGACTTGTTCGAAGAAGTTGATTCGAGAGGGGAAGGCGGTTCCTACCCATCCGAAGTCGGCTCGGAGATCGTCGGACACTGGGTGGCGGTAGTGGATTTCGGGGTCGTATGCCTGGGGGATGTACCAGGTGTGGGGTTGGGTTTGGCGGAATGTGTCGAGGTTGGTTGGGTCGTTGATGAATGCGGCGTCGGCCCTGCCGGCGATGGGCTGCTGTGAAGGGTCCTCGTAGGGGGATTCTGTGAGGATGACGGCGATTCGGATTCCTCGAGATCGGATGATGTCGAAGGTTTCGGGTGGGACGAGGAAAGCGGAGGTGATGATGACGAGGTCGGGCCAGAAGTCGAAGCAGGTGGCGCGTAATTGTTCGCCGACCATTCGGGCGGCGATGTGTCCTTTTTCTGTTTCGGGGACTTTGCCTCGGATGGCGTTTTCGGTGAAGGTGATTCGGTCGGAGAGGTTGAAGTTGTGGACTTCATTGCCGGAGCGTTTTAACGCTCGGAGCCATCCGTTGTGGACGTCTGCGACAGAGAATTCGGGGCCGGGTTCTACTGTGAGGATTCGCACTTAGCCGAGAACCTCGAGGTTCACTTCCACGCCAAGGTATTCGATGCCGCCGATGGTGAAGGTTCCTGGATTGTTCCAGGAGGTGACTCGGCAGGAATCGCAGGAACCATCGAGGGTGGGGTCGGCGTCGATGACATGGTAAATGGAATCGTTGCCTTGGCCCAAGAATTCGTCGAGGCGTTCCTGTCCGTGTTGGTCGTCTGCCCTGGTGAGCATGACTAGGACGCCATAGTTGACGAGCATTCCGTCAGTGTTGTCGGCGTCGTATTGTCCAGTGCCGAGGGAGACGACAGCTGCTGGCGGTTGAATGGTCGAGGGGATCCACTCATAAATTCGGAGGTTGTCGACGTTTTGGAGGGCGTCTCCAATGCCTGCTCTTACCGATGCAAGGTTCATCCGATGACCAGTCCTTGTCCGCCTGCACGTCGGTAGGGGGAGATCAGCATTTGGACGTCAGGGTCGAGGCGGGTGGAGACTCGGATGGCTCCGAATGCTTCGCCGGCTGCGAATCCTTCTGGGGTTTGCGCGCGTCGGTAGATGCGGGCGGCTTGGATGAGGCAGGCTTGGGCGATGGAGTCTGGGATTGCTGCCCAGCCCCATTTGGCGGTCACTTGGACTCGAGGGCGTCGGCCGGTGACGGGAAACAGTTTGGGGATGGTGGCGAGGATGCTGTT